GTTTCAAAGCCATCAATTGTCAATGGTTTTTCTTTAGTCCTAAACACTTCTACTCCATCTTTTCCTACATAATCTTGTACTAAGAATGGATTAGCTTTAATGTATGCTTTGTATTGTTCAAATAGCTCCATTAGTCTTTCAGGAGTTTCTATTTTTTTTGTTCCAAAAGGTCTTCCCATAATGTTAAATATATTATTTTTTACTTATAATACTTTCGTAGATATGGATTCTTACATCCCTCCAATTACTTTCATTTCTTAGACTAAGTACATCTTCTTTCAATTGGCTACCTAAGTCTTTTCTTAACTCAGGGTTTTCGATTAGCCTACGAATTGACTTATACCAATCCTTTTTGCCAGCTACTAAACAGTTTCTTTCGTGTACTCCCAATCCCTCGTATGCGCTTACATTAGAAACAATAGCAGCTAAACCAAATGCACCCATCTCGGCTAACTTCAAATCCGACTTACATCTATTGAACTCGTTATTTCTTAATGGTATCAATCCAATGTCCATTAAATTATACGCCTGAGCATAGCTATTAACATCAGCCGAGTTTATTCTCCCATAGTTGTTATCGTCTATAATGTAATTGCTTGTGAATATCTTTTCATATTTGTCCCATATTGAATCATGTTCATAGAATCCTGCAAGCATTAGCTTATAGTCCTTATCCTCACTTTTGTTCAAAGATAGTAATTCGCCTTCGATTAGTTGCAAATCTTGTAAATGGGTAACTGAACCTGACCAACCTATGTGAACCAACTCGGACTTCATAGCTTCTATCTCAGGGTTTGGAATGAACTGAGGTTGCTCAAAGTCTATTGTATTAGGGATAACCGCTATTTTTTTATTATACTTAGCTATTTCTAAGGCTAAATGCTTGTTTGTCGTAGTGACTAAGTCCGCTTGGGTTAAATTGTAGATAATATCCTTTGCCCTTTGTTTGAATTGCCATTCCCTATACATTGGATGTGAGTGAGGCAAAACCCAAGTGTCATCTCTATCAATAATAACTGGTATTCCTACTCTTTTTAATTGCTTCCATAATAACTCTTGGTTTCCCATTTTGGAAACTACTGAACTCGCAATTATCAAATCATAATCCGCAAAGAACGAATCGGGTTGATGGTCTATACTCGAAATTGAGGTTACATCCTTCATGTGTGTATGAGGAATAATTAACCTATGGTATTCTACGCCCGTAATATGTTCGGGACAAACTAATAGTATTCTCATATTAAATTATTTTGTTTTAAAGCGTATTCAAAACCCTCTTGATTAAACATTTCAAACCCTTCGGTAATAACATTAGGGCATCCAAAATAAACCTCTAATAATCTATTGCAGCCTGTTTGCTCTGCAATTGAATAGCACATAGACTGATTACCTATAAAGAGTTTAGATGCTGATATAAAGTATTTTAACTCCAAAAAGTTGTCCACCTTCTTATGTTGAATGTCCCAAATTATATCTTTCATTAACTTGAACTCGGTTTCTGTTCCGACAAAATAGATAGGTGTTTGCACTTGGTTAAGAATTGAATAGTCAAGTTGCCCATTGTTATAACGCTCTGACCGATTTACCACAATGTAATCGCTTTGCTCACTACTAATGAATATAGGACTATTTTCGTAATATTCTTGAAGTTCGGGGAATGCGTATAAGTACCATTTCTTAATGTCGCCAGCACCTAAGTTGAAACTAATTTTCCTAAACTTGTCTAAGTCGTAGTCTATCTTTTGATTAGTGTATATTACTACATCGTCTATAAAGTTGCATTCCAATAGCAAAGGTCTAAGATTATCAAACATATATCTATTAAGCATAACTCCGCCTAATGGATGTTTAAATGCGGGATGCAATTGGATAGGCTCATCTAACTTCAAGTATAAGATAGCGTTCTTGTCGTGTAAGTCACACGCTGAACGAATAGCATTTAGGGAATAGATTATGTCCCCCGCATTCCCTGAGTGTTTAAATTTTAGATTCATAGTTTTCTAATGCGTTAAATATCTTGTGTACCAACTCGTTAATGCAGTTTCCACAGTAAATGTTAGCCGTTACATAGCCATACATATCCTTATGTAGTTGCTGAAAAGTAAGTAGTTCCAATGCAGTCCACTTCATAGCGTGATTTGTTTTAAAGGTTTCCCACCTTGACTTAAATGGTTTTAGTCTTTCGTATTGTTCTTGTGTCATGAGTTTAATAATTTATAAATGAACAAACATAAAACGCTGCTTAGGCATCCAATAAATAATGAATCAACAAATCCATTGTTTAAGTACAAAGAGTAGCCTAAACCGCCCCAAAATGCCATGCAGAATGAACATCCGAATGGTTTAGGTAGTTGCTTTGAGTAAAGTTTGCCGTAAATGTCAGTTAAGAAGTCACTTACAGCAACTCCAAAGGATGCGCTAAGAGTTGTAATTGTCGCTAAAGTTTTTAAATCTATCATGGTTATCTAATTTTAGTTTTTTAATTGTTTTTTGAATTGTGTATTGAACCGCCCCATATTTTATGCCAGTCATAACTGATATTTTTCTAAACTCCCCTATGTCAATGTATAACTTTAATAATGTTTGGTCATACCAATCTAACTTATCTATCTTATCCTTAATGTTTTGTGTAAAGTTTTGATAAACATCCTCTTTGTTTTCGAGTTCACTATCCAAGTCACTTTCTAATCCTATGAGTAGTTCAATGCTTTCGGTAGAGTCGTTGTGTCTGTATTTCTTGTAAAATGGTGAATGCTTTGAGTTCCAACTATTATGTGCAATCTTTACGAATAGGAACTTTAAATACTTTTTTTCACTTGCATCTTGTATCTTCTCATCGGGTAAATCTAATAAGTTAATGATAACCTCGTGGAACAAATCTTCAAATAAAGTCGGAGAAGCTATGTTTCTGCATACATTTCTATAAGCAGGGTCTTTATAAATAGCCTCTATTATTTGTGCCTTGTTCATTAGTAGCCTAATTGTTCTTTTATTTTATCTTGGTTTAATTGCCTTTTACAATATAAAGTACCTCGCAAATGCTCACATTCTTCTTGTATCTTTTGTCTACACCTTCTTATAGATTCTGCGTTTGTAAGTCTACCTGCTGCGTATAGTTGCAAGAATTTAAACTTGTCATCTACGCCTTGACTTTCTGCAAACCAAACATTGGCAATAAGTTTTTCATCAGAATCCCTTAGATGCGGATGTTTTTCAAGTAGGCTTTTAACCTTTTCTTTAATTGTAAAGTTAATCATCTTAGTTAGTTGTGTTTACAAATGTACTATTTAATTTTAAAATGCAATAATTATTTATTATCAGCCATACACCATTCCGATAGTTTAGACTTAACAATTAATTTTAGTTCATCAACCTTTGATAATGGGCATCGAAACGAAATAGTTTTAGTTTGCTCATTGTATTTAGGTTTAGCACCCGAACCTTGCCGAGTGCCTCCCCTTGTTTCTTTTTTCTTAGTTTTCATCGGTAACTACTATTTTTCTTGTTCCAAAGGTTTTTTTATTTGGATTAACTGAAAACTTTACTTGATAAATAATTTCAACATTTGGAACTACTGCCACACCATTAACGGCTTTGTTTCCAATTTCAACCAGTGCATAAAGTTTTTTATTTGCATCAGCAGAAATGTAGGTTTTAATTGGCTTTTCGTTAAAATAAAGAGTATAAACAGATTGCCTACCAGAACCATTATTAAACCATTGCAACCCAAAATCGGAAGCTGTTTCTATCTTTTTAACCAGTTTGAAATTTGCGTTTGTAATTGTGTTTGTCATTGTGTTTGTTTTTTATTACCCTACAAATGTAATCCTTTACTTTGATTCTGCAAACTATTTCAAATAATTAAACAAAATATTTTTTACTTTTTATATAAGTATTTGATTTTCAATATAATTATTTTATAGCTGATTGTTATTTGCTTTCTCAATCGTTTTCAATTCAGCCTCTAATCTGTCTATCTCGGATGCTGCTAGAATCAATGCTGCTTCATTATCTCTATTCTTTTTACGCCAATAAAGTTCCTGCAAGTAAATTGAACCAATGTAGTCAAATACTTTCTTTAGCGTTTGAATGGTCTTTAACGCATTAACTTTCCTATCGCCTTGTAATGTATCAACCTTAATACTAAAATCGTTTATAGTCGCTCTTAACTCATCTAAAATGGTAAGTGCTGATTCTTCCTTGCGTTCATGTTGTTGCAAACTTCTTGTTGTGAAGTATAGCTGCTCTAGTGTTTCGGTGTATTTATCTTCGCTCATATTTTTTTAAACACTAAAATATTTTGATGAACCTTTACAAGTTTTTTGCTTTTCATATTTCCATTTGCCCTCATACTTGCACTTGCAATAGCATTTAAAAGTATTGCTTCGTTGTAAAACTTCATTCCACACTTTTCAAATGCTTTGATAGTATCTGGCACAAAGCCAATATAAAACCCGTTTTTATCTCTTACTTCGCCAACTACAAAACAAGCATAACCACCAACTTTTAAAAGTTTACAAGTCTTTGCAATTATACTTTCGTAAAGTTCTAAAAATTGTTTGTATGGCTTATTGCTAATATCACCTTCCAAATCGCTATAAACTTCTAAATCAGCGTAAGGTGGGCAACTCATAACCATATCAAATTCAATATTCCAATTATCGTTTAAAAGTTCATTACTATCGCCAACATACCATTGAGGTTGGTTTTCTATTGGCAAAATATCCATAGCTTGTTCTCGGTTGCTATCAACTTGTTCTTGTCTTATATCAATTCCACTATATTTATATCCTAAATAGTTAGCTACAATTCCACGAACAGAACCACCAGCAAAAGGGTCTAATATTGTGCCACCTTCATCACAAAACCAATGATATAAAACCTCGCAAAGTGCAGGGTCAAAAACAGATTGATATGGATTTTTTGTTATATCATCTCCATTTGTTTCAATCCTTATTGAGTTTACTTTTTTATTATCTCTCCCAATTTCACTTTTTATTCCTTTACTTACCCAAAGTTTTTTTCTCTTTTGCCAATTTCCGCTTTTAGTATCTAATATACTAAATGGTGGCTCAATGAATTTATCTCTTAATAATTCATCTTTTACAATTACGTTTCCAAATAAATCTAATTCCATGTTTTAGTTTTTTAAGTTAATTATTTAATAATTTGTTTATACATAAGGTTAAAATGGTGTTGGTATAATATCGTTATTCATTCCTGCTATTCCTATAAATTCTCCTTGTTGTTTTGCTTTTTGCCCTTCGCCTGCATAGTACATTCTGCTTTCAATCGTTTCTCTATATCTTGACTTTCTGTAATCAAATTCAAGTTCCTCCATCAATACCTTTACTTTTCCGATTGTATCTGGCTTAACCTTGCAAAAGTAAATATCAACTGTCTGCTTAGTCCTATCGGGATAGTCAACTGAGATAATTACTTTGCCGTTTGAGTTCCAAGCTGAACCTCCTTTGATGTCATCCGCATCAGGAACTCTGCGTTTAGGTTTGCTTCCGTTTTGGCTATTCATAAATTCCATTTTTTTAGGATGTGCAATAGTCATGAAGTGTCTATTTTTTAGTTCAGCCAATTCATTACGATAGCTAAGGATGTAATCTAAATATAAATCTTCACGCCCTCCGTATGGTGACATATCATGGAACAAGTTTTTCCAACTATCAATAAAGCAAGTGTGAACTATTCCGTTAACATCCTCGTAATCGGTTGTAAATTGCCATAGTTCTTCAGGCATTATAGGCTTCTTTGCATCCTCTTTAGTAGCTATTAAGAAGTGCGTATCAATCCATGCGCTTGCGTGTATCACCTCTGCATTGGTTATTGAGTTGTCATAACCTCTAAATGAGCGTTTATAGTACTTTACAAATAACTTTCTCCTTATTTCGTTGTAGCTTCCAATATCGGGAGCGTATAGTAGATGTCTTATTCCAAAAGTTTCTGATTGATAAAACAATAGTTCTAAGGCAAACTCAGTCTTTCCGCTATGTGGTAGCCCTGTTATATCAGTTACGCCATCTAATGCAAATCTAAACACGCCATTGAGGCATTCAAAGCCTGCATAGTTAGTTCTTGCACCGCCAGTCTTATGATATAGTTCAAAGTCATTTCTCTTTTTGTTAGGGTCAATTATCTTTACGTTCATAATCCGTTCCTTTCATTAAAGGTTCTTAGTCTGAACTCCCTTTCCGTTTCTTCTTTGGGTGAATCTTTTGTTTCGGGTTTATCGCACCTGCTTATCCATCCCCCAATCGCATGAGGTAGCGACTTCATTTTCTCTTTGCCTACTTTCCAACCTTTAGAACCATAAAAATTATAAAACTTTTGTGCTTCTTTCTTTGCATAGCTTTCTGTCCAATTAGATTCTGTTTTTTCTAAAAAGATTTTTTCAATATCAATTAAAGGGGTTTGTGATATATCTTTCCCTTTCTCTTCTTCTTCCCCTTCCTCTTGTGCCTTAGGGGGTGGCGTATCCCCTGCCGTAGGGGGTAAGCTACTTAGAGGCTCTAAGGATATATCGCCCCTCTTTAATCTTTGGTTAAATCCGTTTATTTGTGACTCAATAGAATGTTGTTGGGATATGTAGGCAAATTTAGCCATTCCTTTAAGTTCACTTTTGCGCCCTGTAAACTGCTCTAACATCAAAGCATCATAAAATGCTAATCTGTCTTTGTCGGATAATTCGTTGGCTACTTCATAATAGCTGCGAAAAAAATTAAATGCTTTTCTATTGCTCATAAATAAAAATTGCCCTCGGCGTGGTGGTGCTTCGGGCAATTCTTTAAATTCCTTAATAAAATGATACTCACCACCACATGGGTATCAAGTGCAAATATAGACCTTTATAAATAAATGTCAAGCATTTTATTATACTTAGTCCTTAAAATAATTCTTTCATCTGGAGTTCTAGGCAACTTAGCCGACCTATTTAACTCAATTAATTCTTTTACTGCTTTCTTGGCTATTTTTGTGCGTTCTGCGAGTTCATCTTTGTTTAGCTTAACACTTGGATAGATTACGTTTAAATCATCCATAAATGCCATTTGTGATTCTCCAAAGGTTTCAATTATACCCTCTCGATAATTAACTAAGTTACCCGATTTTTGGTTGTTGCATTGAGCGCATTGATTAAAATTGTTGTGTAAATTAAATCTAAGATTATCCCAACCACCGACACTTCGATAGTGACCTGCTTGAAACTGACCATAATTAATACCGCAACTGATGCAAACGCAACCTTCATCTATTAGCCTAACTATTTTGTTAACCTCGATTTGAAGTTCTTTTTTGTAGTCACCAAGTGTCTTTAAAGATTCCTTTAATTTTAGGTTTAGCTTTTTTTTCTCTGCTTCTTTCTGTTTGGTTTTTGCTGCACTAACTTTTAGCGCACACTTTAACCCGCAAACGGACTGGATTGTATTGCTTGTCTCAAATTGTTTGCCGCAGGATTTACACTTTTTCATAGTTTTTTTATTAATCTGTACAAAATCCCGCTTGACAACCACTGCCAGTTCCAAAGTCAAAATCTTGCTGCAAACCTATTTTTTTAATTTGTTCATAATTAATCCCTTCTTTCCAAGTTCCTTTACTTTGACTTTCTAAATCTGCAAACCATTGCATTTTATTGTTATTGTCTTCCCAATTTTTTCTAAGTTGTTGATGTGGTTTATGAAAACATCCTACACAATTAGAATCAGATGGAAATATTATGCCGCTATCATTTGCCCATTTGATAATTCTTGGATATGTTACTCTATCCTCTATTAAAGGAAACCAACCTTCCCTCCATTCTAATTCTTCCCACTTGTTTCTTGTGCCTCTCTTGCCTACAATGCCCTTAAATGATGTTGTAAAGCGTTCTGCTCTTTCCTTTTCATCATACCTATAACCAATCCCCATCCTAACCTTTTCTCCTATGTTAGCATACCACCAATCCCAAATAGGTCTTAGTTTCATTTCGGTTGTGCAATATCTTCTAAGTTTGTTAGGTAAAAAACCACCGCTATATTTGACTACATTATCAAAACTTAAACCGCTTACCCAATATATTTCTCTGCCCATTAATTGCTCTAAATCAAACATAGCTTTTAAAGTTAAGTCATCCTCAGCCGTTGCAATAAAATCACTCCCTAATTTATCACTTACTTTTTGAATCAATGCTTTATCTTTAGGCGAGGATTTATAGTCATCTATTTTAACTAAACTAAATAAATTAATGTCAGCAGGATAATGGACTGCCATATAACTTGAAGTTTTACCTCCGCTTAAACTATGTATTGTTTTCATTTTACAATTTTTTTAATTCATTATCCAACCCATCCAAAACGCCCCACATTGATTCTTGCAACTCCTCCCAATCCTTTGACTTAAATCTTGGGTCACTTAATAGAGTTTCATCAATCTGTTTAATGAAGTAGTTTATTTTCGGTTTAGCCTCTTTAATAACTCCGATTATGTGCTTATTGTCAATTACATTTCTACATTCCCAAACTGTCTGCATTGCCTCTGATGCTGCTTTACTGCACATATAAGCCATTAAAAGGTTTTGGATAATTGTTCTTTCTGGAATCATAGTAAAGTTTCAATTTGTTTAATCCTATCAATAAATAACATATCCTTGCAGTCTAAGTAATCTTGAATCTTCTTTTTAGCGTTAAGAATAGTTGTATGGTCACGCCCTCCCATTCTTAGTCCGATTGCTTGTAATGTGCTTTGAGTGTGCTTGTGTGCCAAATATGCCGCACAATGCCGCCACCATAGTATCTCTCTTTCTCGATTACTTCCAAATAGTTCACGCTCTGAATAACCGCTTATTTTAGTGACCGCCCAAATGATTTTATCTAAGGTAATCTTGTGTTTATTAAAGCCGTGTACTCGCACGTAGAAGTTTGGTTTACTTATTAGTTGTGTCATTTGTTACCTCCGTATGTTTGTTCGTAGTATTGTTCTGTGTCTAA